TTGGGAATCGATGACGTCGGCTGAGATTGCGCAGTTCCAACTTAACGAGGACCGGCTTTGTATGCCGTTTGGCGTGTTTCAGGCGGCGGTCGAAAGGGCTCTGGGGCGTTCTGTAGTCACGTATGAGTTTGGGTTTAACCGGGACGGCCTCAAGGCTGAGTTGCTGCGCGCGATAGAGGCAGCGGGGGATGGCGGGGGCAGCAAGGAATGTGGATGACAATCTGTCCGGTGTGCTGGGAGAGCATTCAGATGACGAGCGAGGCGTGTCCGTGGTGTGAGCCGTACACGCGGGTGGGGCTAAAGCCGACGCAGGACGAAGTCGATGCGCTGGCGCATTTTGGACTGATGGGGAATGTGGAGGGGGCGGATGCCGATTTACGAGTATCGGTGTAATCACGGCCACGAGTTCGCCGAGGTTGAGCCGATGAGTGCGCCGGTCTTGCGGCGGTGCGTGTGGTGTCGGGCGCGGGCGCGGCGGGTGATCAGCATCTGCAATCATAATTTCGATGCGGTGATTACGCCAGCGGATGTGGAGCGGGATTTCAGTCCGAGCGCGATTAGTCAGCCGATCGGGTATCGGCGGCGGAAGCGGAAGATCGAGCGGGCGGAGCGCGGAGTGGTGTTGCAACCGCATCCGGTGGAGAGGCAGAAGTTGGACCCGCGCATGATGGCGAAAGCCCCGGAGATTCATTATGAGTGACACGCTGACGATCATAAGAATTGGCTTGGACGGCGCCATAAAGGTCGAAGTGTTAGATTATCTGCCCGCAGCGATTGCCCGTACCTGGCTGTCGAAGCCTGGCAATGTCGAGCGGCGTTTTAATCTGATTTTCGCCACTCACGATCTCGCAGTATATCGCGAGGCTCCAGAGAAGCTATGAGTAAAGACCTTATTCGCGCGTTAAAGCAAGAAATCGCCATTGCGTGCCGTAGCGTCCCTGAGCCGAGGCAGCTAGAGCGTTATAGGTATGCCTTCCGCGGCATGACGTTAGACCCACTCATTGCCGGTTTTATGATCTCCTGCCTCGACGCGATTCATTGCGATTCGCCGGAGACTATCGCGGAATGATGATAGCAGCGTTTTTTTGTATTGCAGCAGCAGCATCACTAAGGGCGTCCTTGGCAGCTATAAACGCAAGCAGGCGGGATCGTTCTCACGAACCGATTAGCGCGCCGCCCGAGCCGCATCAGCGTGGCGGTAGTTCTCAGGTGGCAAGGCGGCGACCGTTCATTCCGCTACCTCCCGGCTGTAATTGGGACTTACCGCAATACGAGGATACGGTACGTCGATGACGCCTTTTCTGCCGCCCAAGCGGCCGGAGCCGCCGAATCTGCCGTCGCGCGATTGCGACCGGTTCTGCAAAGTCTGCGATCACTGGTGGGAGTCGCTGTACTACACGGAATGTCCATTGTGTCGTCTGACGGCTGAACTCAAGGCGGATCGTGAGCGCAGACGAGAGGAAGAGAAAACGCGATTCGCCTATCAGCATTTTGGAGTCTGGAAATGAATCGTGTCCCTGTCAATTCGAGCAACGTGAAGTCGATTGGCTACGACCCTGAGCGCGGCGTGATGGAGGTCGAGTTCTATCACGGCGGGGTCTATCAGTACTCTGGGATTGCGCCGAGCGACCATGAGGGCGTGATGTTCGCCGACTCGAAAGGGAAGGCGCTGGCTCCGTTCAAGGGCAAGGGAGTGAAGGTAGCCTGATGCTGGTGGTCATGCTGGCTTTGGTGGCCATCGAGACGCTAGCGGTCATTGCGGTGGCCGTCCTGGTCTATCGGGCGGCTCGCTCCATGACGCAGTACGTCGCCTACGCGACGCATCCCCTCATGGAGATGCCGCCGCCGCCGACGATTACGCCGATTCAGACCATGACGACAGAGCAGGAAGCGCCGCTGACGGAGCCGCGTGCCTTCTATGGCGTGCCGCTGGCCGCGTCGATGGAGACGGATAAGCATCGGCGCTGGCGCGACGGCGAGGAGCCTAGCGAAAATGGATGAAACAATCCTCTCGCGCGATTTGTTAAAGCCATTCCTCTTTGATCAGACCGCCGCACTTATATGCGAGCATTGGAACGCTACTTGGGATCGCCAACTGATCGACCGTCAAGCTATCTACGCGCGTCTGATAGCTGCGATGGAAGGTAAATTCCAGGCGCTCCCCGAGCGCATTTGGGCAGGCGATGTTCATAAACTAAGCCGCCTTTGGGCCAATGAACTCTGCGCCCGCCTCGGCTGGAATGAACTATGAGTAGCCTGGTGCTGCGCGACATTCACGGCAATACCGTCGTGCTCTCCAACGTCGCCGTTTCTTTGGTGCAAAGAGGACTGTGCAGCAATGCCGAATGGCTTAGCACCGACCCCAAAGCGGTGCAGGTGACGTTCTCGGGCTCGTCTGCGCCAATCATGGCGAATGTGCCGGTCAATGTGCTGGTGAGCAACGAATGACTGACAACGAAAAGGCCGCAACGTTTATTGGATGGAAGCCCGACGATTGCCATTGTGCGCTAAAGCCGGGTGCTCATGGGCATTTCTGCCCCGACATGAGCCGCCCCGAGAACTACATGCGGGCGTTGGAAACCGATGCGATCCGAAACCGAGGGGACTGGAGGATTCAATATCTTACAGCGCGCGCAGAACTACCCGCCCATTTCAGTTGTTACATAAACTACCAGACTCGGTATTCCCGTCAGCGTTACAAGAGCAATCATTACGTCTGTGATGCTCAAGGGCGTGGCGCAACTGTAGGACAAGCGATAATTGCAGCCCTCGCCGCCCTTTACGATCAGGAGCATCCGAATGGCTAGAGCGCGGGGGCTGCCGTCGCCGCGCCAACTCGCCCAGATTCGTCTCTCGGCGCTGCGCGAGCTCTATTCCCGCGACTTTCTGCTCTACGCCAACGAGCAACTCAAGATTCAGACCAAGAAGGCCGGGCAGGTAGTGGCGCTCGACCCGTTCGCGAAGCCGCTTCAGCGCATGTTCGTCGAGCGCGCCACCGCGCAAGTCAAGGAAGTCGGCTACGTTGACGGCAATATCCTGAAAGGGCGGCAGCAAGGCTCTTCGACCATCACGCAGGCGTATCAATTCTGGAAAGCGTCCACCACGCCCAATTTCAACACGCTCCTGATCGCGCAGGATGAGCCGACCACCAAAGCGATCTTCGAGAAAGCGCGCTTCTTCTACGAGCATCTCCATCCGAGCGTCAAGCCCGACATAAGACACTCCAATCGCCGCGAGCTGGTGTTCGCCGCGCCGGAGCACAAAAAGAAAGTCGTAGAGCACGGCCTCGGCAGCCGCATGGACTTTCAGAACGCCATGAACATGATGGCGGGCACCGGCACGACGCGCCAAGGGCTGCATCTGAGCGAATGCAGCAAGTTTCGGCAAGACGATATCGACTTGATGGTGGCCTCGCTCTATCCGTCGATCTACCGGGGGCCGGGCAGCTTGCGCATCAAGGAATCGACGGCCTTTATCGGCGGAACATGGTTTCGCGCCTGCTGCGACGCCGCGCGTAACGAGGAAGTGCCGGAGTTCTGGCTGTTCGCGCCGTTCTATCTCGAGCCTGACAACGTATTCCCGCTCGATCCCAAGAATCCCGACGACAAGGCGCTCGCGCGCATGACCGGGCTGACGCCCGAAGAGCGCCGGATTGTGAATGTCGCCAAGCGCGGTCAGAAAAAAGACAAGATTCCGCCCTTCGAGATCAGGCCGGAGCAGCTCAAATTCCGCCGTATCACGATCGCTCAGCCCGGCTGGGACGACGATCTGTTCGAGGAAGAGTTCCCGACGGAGTACGAAACGGCCTGGATTAGCCGCGATAATCGCGCCTTCAACCACGAAAGGCTCTACGCCATGCGCGAGCAGGTGCGGCAGCCCGCACGGCTGGTGGAGGTCGAGCCGGGGCCGCGCCTCTTCGACGATCCGAACATGCGGATGCACGAAGATTTGTCGTATATCGCGATCTGGGAAGAGCCGATTCTAGGCGAGGATTACGATATCGGCGTCGATTGCTCGGCGGGTATCGAGGGCGGCGACTGGCAGGCTGCGGTGGTGTGGAAGCGGCGCACGCGCGAGCAGGTGGCCGAGGTCCATCTGCATCTCGACGGCCTCGATTATGGGACTAAACTGTTCTGGCTCGGGCTATATTACTATAACGCGCAGATTGCGGTCGAGTGGACCGGCGGCTACGGGGTGTCCGTCGAAGGCGCATTGAAGCGGCTGGAGTATCCGAACGTGTATCTGTGGCGCCATCGCGACGAAGGTATCGCGCTGCCCACGAAAAAGACCGGCTGGCATACCTCGCGCGAGACTAAGGCCTACATGGTCGGGCTGTTTCGGAGCTTCATCAATCATGGTCAGGTCACGATAAGATCGCAAATCCTGCTGAATGAAATGTTCGATTTCATCCAGCTCCCCTACGGCGACGGCTACGATTATCGGAGCGCGACCGGCCACGACGATCTTGTGATGGCCGGCGGGATTGGGCTGGTGATCAGCGACGATGAGAATCAATTCCGGCTCGAAGAGGCCTCGAACATTGGCCGCTACGCGAAGGGAATGAGCGGGATTGCGCAGGCGGTGCAGGGCTTGGTGGGGCTGGCGTACACGGATTCATTCGATCCGCGGGCGCGGCAATCGAACAGCAAACTGTTGATGGAGGTGCGGGGACGATGACGGAGGCGGAAGAGCAAAAGATGTGGCAGGAGCGCTGGATCGGCGACTGTCACGGCGCGTTCAGTAAGGAGCGCCCGAGTCCCAACGGTTCGTACATGCCCGATGAGTATTGGGAATGGGTCGCCAAACGAAAACAGCGAGCGTTGAAAAACAAGGAGGCGGGGTGGTGAGTAAAGAGGACGTGAAAGTGCTGAAAAAGACGGGCGACGACGAGAACTTCATCGAAGAGTGCGCCAAGGTGGTCGTCGATTATGTCGGCTCGCTGGACCCGCAATGGGACAAGCGGCTGAAAATCGCGATGGACGAAAAGGGCTGGACCAATCGGCAGCTTTGCGGCTCCCTGATGGGCGTCCAGCTCGACCGTGGACTCCATCTGGAGACTCCGACACATATCCTGTTCGAGCCGGGCGTCAAGCATTTCTCGACGAAGGAATGCCCGGAATGCCAGAAGGCGTTCACGCCGAAGATCGCCGGTCAGGTGATGTGTTCGGAGGCGTGCGGGCTGGCGGCGGCGCGCAAGCGCAAGGCGGCGCGCGATGAAGAAGTGGCGCGTAGCGCCATTAACGTCGAGGCGGCGATGGCGGCGGCGCAAGCGGCGATGGGGCCGCCCCCGCCGGTGAGGTAGAACATGGCGACAGTGACCTATATCCCGACTCATGCGCGTGCGTCTATCGCCAAGGTAATGGGCTTATTGGCCGAATTACAGCGCAAAAAGCTGCTTCAGACCTTCGATTTCAACCCGGACTTTCTGGGCGTGGATATCGAGATTTATCCCGACGCCTCGTCGGCGGTGAAGGAGCGCGGCGGCCACGACGGGTACATGAAAGCGCTCGACGAGCAGATGACGAGTGTAGGACTCAAGCTGCTTCAACCGGGCGATCAGACTGAGGCTCTCGCGCCGTTGGAGACTCTTGGCTATCCCGTGAAAGAAAAAACGAGTAAATCTAAGTAGAAAGCCAATGGCTAAGTCGTTCGTCCCGAACAATCAGGGCGACCTTCGGTCCTTCCTCGATGAGTTGGACCAGGAGTCGAAGGTCGGCAAGGACGTATGGTCCCAGAATAAGCGCTGGGACCGTTACGCCGAATTGTCGCGGGGCGAAAAGATTTGGGGCGACCGCGAATATCCGCTGTTCCGCGCCGACATCATCTCGCCGACGGTGGGCCGCAAAGTCGCTCTGCTGACCGAATCCGAGCCGATCATCGATATCATCCCGCAGCGCGGCGGTATCGATGCGACCGCCACGATTCTCAAAGAGACGATCAAGGCGCTCTGGCAGGCCCAATCGATGCAAATGATGCTCGATGCGATTGGGCGCTACATGGGCGCGTTCGGCTCCGGCGGCTCGCGCGTGATTTGGAATCCCGAGGCCAGCTACGGGCTGGGCGACATTGAATTGCCTGCGGTGGACCCGCGCACGGCGCGTTTCGACCCCTCGGTGATTCAGGCCTACCAGATGGACCGCGCGCAATATATCGGGCCGCTGGAATCGATCCGGCCTCTGAGCGAGTTGCAGGCGCTGTTTCCTGACAAGGCTGACGATATGAAGCCGTCGGCGCTGACTGCGATTGTCGGCAAGGCGGCCAAGTCCGGCTTCTGGCAGGGGCTGAAGGGCGCGCTCAAGACGCCGGTGGGCATGTCGCGCGGCATGGGACGGGGCGGCTCGGGCGGCGGCGGCGATATGGGGGCCGTGCCGCGCTGCTACGTGCGCGAGTATTGGGTGCGCGACCCCGCCACCGATAAGCATGGGTCGCCATTATTCCCCGGCGGCCGTAAATTCATCCGCGTCGGACAGGGCGACGACTCCATTGTAGCGAACTTTTCCACAGACCTCGAAAACGACCGCACCGCCAACCCGTATTTCGATGGCCTCTGGGACTTGGAATGGCTGGATAACACGCCTGATCTTGACCATCCGTGGGGCCGCTCCGAAGTGGGCGCGCTCCAGTACCTGCAGGAGTCGTTCAACCGGCAAGGCAATCTGCTGGTGAAGTCGGCGATTCGCAACGGCTATCCGATCTGGACGATTCCGCAGAACTCCGTCTCGCCGGAGAAAATCCGCGAGCTTGAGGACCTCGAAAACTTCGTCATTCAGCACAAGATTCAACAGCCGCCGGCACGGCAGCAGCCGCCGATCGCGTTCGAGACGCAGATGGCGTTGATGCAGATGACGCTGCAGCTCACCGATTTCATTACCGGCACCGGCGATATGGGGATGAAAGGGTCAGGACGCACCGAAGTCCGCTCCGACCAGATGCTCGAAGGTTTACAGCAGGCGGGGCAGATTCTGGTGAAGGCCGAGGCGCGCCGCCTGGAAGCGTTCCTCGAGCGGCTCGGCAAGAAGATCGTCTCGCGGATATTCCAGTATTACGACGACGACCGGATGCTCACCTACTACAGCGGCGACGACACCTTCCAGAAGTATCAGTTCGAGCATAAGAAGCTGGTTGCTGAAGTGCGCAGCTACGGACTGAAGGAAGCGCTGAAAAAGGCCGTGGACGGGGGCGCGCCGCCCGAGGTGGAAGAGATCGCCGACGGGATTCTGGCGGCGATCAAGGGCGCATGGCGCGATTTCAGCTTCAAGATCGTGCCGTATTCGTCGTTATCGACCACGCGCATCCAACGCGCGATGCTGAGATTTCAGCTCGCCTCGGCGATGATGATTCCGAAGAGCGACGTGGTGGCCGAGATCGGGATCGCGAATCCGAAGGAAAAGGTCCGCGAGGCGATTCAGGAAGCCAAAGAATTACAGGAAGCCGGATTACCGCCGCCGCAGCCGGATAAAAAGGCCAGCGGCGGAAAGAAGAAATAGGAGTTTCGAAGATGGCTGGTATGCCCATGAATTTGCCTGCGATCCCCAGTGCAGGCGCTCCCGCGGCGGCGGGCGGAGTTCCTCCCTCCCCTGTCGCCGCTCGTCCGCCGATGCCGATGCCCGCGCCGGGCGCGCCGTCGCCAATGGGAATGCCGGAGTCGATCCTGTCGCAGCTCCCGCCCTCGATGCTGCTGATCTTCATGGCCGGTATGGGCATGAAGCCGCTGGCCGAGGCGTTCAAGGCCGCCGAGCCGAAAAAGCCGGGACTCGCTAAGGACGCCAAGAACGCGCCGACGCAGCAAATCAATCCGATGCTGGCGCAGATTATCGCGCAGCGCGCCGCGCAAGGCGGCGGCACGCCGGGCCTTCCGCCAGTCACGCCCGCGCTGCCTCCGGCGGGGGTCTGATGGCTGTAGCGCGCTATCTGCGGGTCAACGATGTTGTCCGGCTTACGGGCCTCAGCAGTAAGACGATCCGCCGCTATGTTTTGCTAGGAACCTTCCCTGAGCCGATTATCATCGGCGTCCGGTCGATTG